AACTGAAGGCTCATTATGGATACTAACCAAAAGGTTATCAATGCATTCTGTTTTATAAGGTACATCACAGATATGTTGAGCCCACTTAACTCGTTGGAAAAATCCTACGAAAGGGTTCATATCCTGTCCAGTAACACCAAAATCACAAACTAATCTAAACCCGAAGTAATCATAAAGTAAACCAAAAGTTCTCTTCTTGCTATAACAATGAACTAAAGCAGCTGATCTTTTCGTTTGCTTTTTATTTCCACCCTTGGAATAATGAGCGCCCAAATATGAACGCTTACACTCTACGGCAAAAATAACTTCTTCAAATTCAACTATTAGATCAATTTCAAACGCTCCATGTACTGCATGTCTCAATATCCTAACTGGATGCTGATTCACTTTACTAAAACAATTTAGTGCAGTATCAATTTGCAACTCTTCTGTTGAATCTAATGAATAGTTTATTGAAGTTTCCTCATCAATTGATGAGGCTTTTTCAATTCTTGGTATACTAATATGTTTATCTGACAAATCATCGCATTCTAATTTAGCAAATCTCCAATAAGGATAAATGTGCTGGCTTTGTTCATTCTCATCTGGAGCAAATTTCTCCAATTTGAGATTATATTTAGGTAAAACTGCTTCATTAAAAGCATCTAAATAAATATTAAAACAAAAACCTATAGCATATGGATCCTTATCATGAAAAAGCCTACCATTAGGTTGCAAAGACCAAGTCGTCCTATCATGATAACTTAACTCTGAAACATTAGCTACGAAGAATGCCCAATCAACATTCTGAGCTAAATACATCCTACGAGCATGTAAAAGACTTTCTTGGACTTTTATGTCAGTAATCATATCTTCAAATCCAGCTTGAGATTCTAACACCTCATAGCTAGATTCTAGACATCTATGACTAATCTGTGGTGTATAAGCTACACTATCAATGTCCTCAATAGGAGTATTGTCAAAAAAGGTATTCATATATCTCACAAAATTATCTTGTGTTTGATAGTGATCAAGAAATTGCTTAGTAAGAAATTCATATAAAATTTCTCTATCAATATTCTGATACCCCTCGACTTCTCTAAATTCAGCACTTCTGCCAAATGTAGATTGCTCATCTGGAGATACAATTGAATGTGCAGTTTTAATAGAACACCTCTCATATCCTGTATGTAAATGAACAGCAAAATTAATACGACGAGCTAAAGCTCCTTGGGAACGAATAAAATCAGCTCCTATACCACTATTAGTCTTTAAATTACGATTAGTCGTAATAATAACTAAATCAGGACGTATATAAACTTTGCCTTTCATATCCACATTAGGATTCAAAGCTGTCTTCTCAATATTATTAACAAAATCAATAACCTTATGCCACGGATTAACAGTATCCGCACAACTAGGTTGTGATGCATCAATATCATCAAAGAGAACAACTTTATGAGAGGTCCTATATTCTGATTGAAACTTATCAGTTTCATTCAGCGCAACCATATCAAAATCATTAAACACCCCATATTTCGCACGCATACAAGCTTGTGCGATACGAACTGCAGTGGATGACTTGCCTACACCAGGCTCGCCATACAAAACGACTAAAAATGGTTGTCTTCTCAATTTGCCTGTTGTGCAATCACCTTCCAATTCAATAATAGCCTTGTCAATATCAGAAGCAATCTTCTGAGCATAAGGTTTATCTGAAAAGTTCATTACACAATATAGCATTCGTAGCCTCCTAATCAAAATATTCTTAGGAATGCTACCGGTCCCAATTTTAACTCTTGGAACCATATTCAAATTTCTATTTATAGTCCCTGAAGACAGCAAAATCATTTGTGCTGAATTCCTAAGACTGTCAACAACAATTGACAATGTCGTTGCTGCTGCAATTGTACCAACTACCAATTTAGTAGTATATGTAAATAAATTAGATAATGAATTAGTAATGCAATTTATTTAATCCGGATATTTGACCGCATTAGATCAAATTCCTTAAGTATAATTGTTGGACCCATCCAAGTCCATGTGTAAATACACATAATCATTATGATTCCGGTACGTCCAGTGTACATATAATTAAAGGTTATACAACTTTAAATTATATGCTAAATATCTTTGACGTATTGCATTTTGGTTTATTCGTAAACTAACGACGACGATGCTATCGCCTCCGGGTAGATTTAAGAGCTCACCACACTCAAAAGTGGAAACAAATTATTGCTGGAATCTTTTACGAGATCCAACAATCATACCATCTTCCACAACATGGTATGCCCCAATTAACGCATCCTTCATAGCCGCACAAGTAGGAGGAATAATAAGATTCCATTCCAAATGGAAATCCTCAGGTTGATCCTTTGAACCTTCCATTACTTTACGTAATTTGGAAACAAAATCATTATAAAATTCCTCACCATGCAAATATGCTTCTCTCAATTGAGAGTCGCTTAATGCAACAAACTGTTCAGGAAATGTTAAAGGGGTATTCTTAGGCCTAGTCCACCAATAAAACTTTTTCTTAATCGACTCTTGCTCAATAGGAGCAACAATCGCCTGCAATTGTTCATGGTATTTAAAACTACGCTTAAGAAAACTGACCTCGTCAATTGTTTGATAAGGTACAGAATCGGCATTCTTATCTGCCATGGTATA